CTCGTTTGTTCTATTAATGTTTTTAACTATTTTTAAAAAGAACCATAAATCTTGTAATACTCCGTACTTATTTATAAATGTTATTTTTCTGCCTGTTCCGTATTTAGTGCAATCTATTCTTGTAATGTTTAATTTTACCCCTGTTGAAGGAGTTACAGATGTATCAGTTCCATTAAAAGATTCATAAGTTATTACCCCTGTATAGCTTATCATAGCGACTTTGCCTGAAACTCCATCTGGGACAAACACATAAAAATCGTCATCAGCCACACCAGTTGATGGTCTTCTTTCTGCTAGTAACCATGTAGGGCTTGTTCTGTTTTCAAAAGGCAAAGTCGGATTTACACCATCAGTAAACAAACCGTATGCCTCCCATCCATCGCCTGAAGTAGTACTTACTGCAGCACCTTGAGCAGTACCTTCTGCATTTGGCAAATCAAAAAACTGGATAGTAGATGTAAAGGCTATGTAAGCTTTGCCGTAAGTAGTTCCATCAAAAGTAACATCTAAATAATCTCTAAGTAATTCAGCAATTTCAAAAATTACTGTTATACTTTGAGCTGCTTCTTTTACTATAGTATATACGGTAGTTCCTCCGACTGCAATAACACATTCAGCCGATGCTGTGTTAGCTCCTGAGCTACTAGCTGAGGCATATATTGGTGTTCTTAGTGCGTAATTTGTTGGCATAGTTTATCTTTTTTTTCCTAGTATAATTGCATTTTCTATATCTAATTCAAAGGCTGCAAATAAATCATCGCCTAACCTTTTTAATCCTCTTTCAAAAGGCTTTGTAAAAAACATGTTTGCTTTTAACCCTTTATTGTATATGCTGCGAGCTATTAAAAAACTCATGCTTTCGTAGGATAAGAAACGGCCAGTCTTTTTATCACGCCATTGGAATTTCTTTTGTTTAATCCATTGATTAACGCCTTTAGTTAAACCGCCTACCGGCCCTGTTCCACTACCATATCTAAACTGTGATAGTGCAGCAGCTGTTTCAGGATAGGTTGAGGTTTTACCTCTAACCCCTTTATCTACAAAAGGCCCATAATCTTCCATCAGAAAATCTAATAGAAAATAATTAGTTTCATAAGTTGGCTTATACTCAATAGAGTTGTATAATGGGCCGCCACCTTTATTACCTCCAAACTTATTTACATCTTTTGTAAGGTTGCTTTTGGCTTGCTGTACTACATACTTTCCATAGTCATCTAATATCTTTTTTAGGTTAGTAGCATCCATTAGCAAATGTATATATCGTTATAAATCATTATATCCATAGTGGCAGTCCAGCCTGCTAACTGGTTTTCAAACCTATCATAAAAAGGCTGTATGCTAGGGCTACCATCAAGCTGGTACATGTCAGTATATAGGTTGCCCATTCTAAGCCTCTGTATAAGCTTATTAAGCACCGCTAGCTGCGTGTTAAGTATATCCTGCACATTATCATTCCCAGTAAATCTATCAACTGTAAACTCTTTAGATTGGTTTACAATATCGCAGGCCAGTATGCTTATGTTAAACCTCAGTATCTGTTCCTCGTCAATTACGTTGTTTATGATAATATGGCCTAAAGGAAATATATCCTGTTTGTTTAGATTAACGTCTGTTATATCTCCAGTAGTTACTGTGTTAATATCCTTGTCTTCTAGCAGAGCTGTTTTGATAGTTTCTGTTAATTGGTAAAATCCCCTTACTCCTTGATTGCTCATTTAAATTTATTTTTAATTTGTTTAGCTTCTAACTCGCTTTTATCTTTCATAAATGATAGCATCATAAAGCACTCATGCACTCCTAGTTTTGTGATATCTTCAAATCTTCTAATATCCCCTTTAGCGAGGCCGTAAATTGATTGATACCAACCCCATTTCTTTGTGAATTGAGAAACGGCATCAAGGTTTTTGTTTCCGCCACTTCCAAATAACTCGTCATATTTTTCGATAAGTCCAGTCCTAAATTCCACAAAAAAAAAATAGAGGACATAACAGCATCCATAGGCATATCAATAACCTTTCCTTCTGTTCCTACTATGTACTCTTCTATGCTATATTTATTTTTAACCTTAACTAACACCGGTCTATATAGTACGTTCATAGCCTTTTCCATATTCTCCCAATCTCCAATAAACGTATCTAAGTCTATATATTCCCCTAAAGTTAATTCATCTAGCTGAGGGTGGAAGCCGTACTCTACACCGTTTAATTTAAAGCGTTCTACTAGGCTAGGCTTATTATCAAACAGCGCAGTTATAATGCTTATAATCTCTTCTGAGTCTTTAAGCCTAAGGTGCATAACATCTTTTAACTCAACGCCACAAAATATCTCTATCATTTTGGCGTTTAAAAATCTATCATCTGTTACCTTTTCCTGTATTTTCAAATAGCGTTTGTATTGCTGTAATGTAATATCCTTTAAGGAAGTTGGTACTGTAATTTTCACTTTCATATATATATAACGTATTTAATTGGGTTTTTTATAGTCTCGTTTTTCAGAAAAAAAAAAGCAGCTATTTCTAACTACTCGTTTTTATAAGGTATTCACACCTTTATCTTAGGTCGGCCTCAAAGCATGCGTAAGAGCAAACACCCTTATCCTCGTGCATAGGTTTACCGCACATGCCACATTCATATTCCGGCTGCTCGTGAGGGTTTAAAAAGTCATCCCAGCTCATATATCAAATATTACAGTTAATAAAACTCTTCCAATAAAATAGCAGGGTATTACTATTAGCATAACACCCTCTAATTTTTTTACCTGCTTACCCAGCTTTGCTGCTTTGCTTTGTTTTCTCATTTGTTATATTTTTTATATAAATCTCTTAAATAGTTAAACTGGTCAGTCTCGTTACTGTAACATACTAAGTAATGCTTTTTAGTTATTTTCTCTATTATTGGAAACATTAAACCACCTACAACCGTATCTATCCTTTTTAAAGCTCTAACAGTTAAAGCTGTGTAAGGGTTAAACTTAATACTGTTGTTATAGTTTAGTATTGTTAAGCATTCGTATATTCTATTGGCTTTATTTACGTTTATTTTATACGTGTTTTTTCTTAAGTTTACCATAGTTGAGCCTATACCTCCGCCCTCATGCATCAGAGTTATAGCGTTTATTTTACTAAACTTGTTATTAGTTTCTACATACCATTTATTAGCTATGCTTAAAGCTCTCTTGCAATCCTCATCCCCTTTGAGTGCGTTTTTATTACAAAAATCTAAGGCAGTCCATTTCTTACTAATCTGTAACTGGTCAATATTATCCTCTGCTGTATCTTTTGATATAATATAAGATACTGGTATATTAAGTTCCTTAGCAGCTTGCAGCCTGTGCTGGCCATCTACTATACTATTGTTTTTATTAACCAGTATAGGCATTTGTAGGCCTATTTCATTTATAGATGCTTTAATCCTTTGCAGGTTATTTTTGTCTAAGTCTCTGTTCCCAATTACTTTGTTAAATATTGAGTAGGTGTTTGTGGTTTTTATTTGCATCAGTTTTTTATTAAGATTAAGTCTAGCTGGTCAGCTACGTAGTTTATGTGTTTTTGTGTCGTTTGACTCCAGTAACCTAGTTGCAGTAAATCGTTACCTTCAATTTTAGCTACTATAGTTGAGTAGCTCCATACATTGTTTCCTTGTATGCTTAAATTCTGTTTGTACTTGTCTAATTTTCTCATTGTTCTGTTTTTAATACTGGCTTAATTGCCAATACTCAAATATAAAACAAATAAACTTATAAACAAAACAATTAATAACTTTTATTTAGCTTATGGTGTAACGGCCAAAGTTGGGCCTGCTTAATATAGAGTAGGTAGCGTATCGGCATGGGTCAATAATATGGTTGTGCTTATCCTCCGGTATGTTAACCAGCATGCCACTCTTATCCTCTTTCCACTTATAGTTTCTAAACTCCTGTATTGCGTTTTGTGAGTTTGCCAGTATGTGTATTTTGTAACGCTTTAGTAAATCAATACCTGCGTTTATAGAGTCCTTACCCTTAACGCTTGGAAATATATTGTGGCCCATTTTGCGCAGCTCACTTATCAAACGTGGTTCTGCACTATCGGCATATATAGGGTTGTTTAATAGCTTTTCTTCTTTTAGGAAAGTATTTATATCGCTGGTGGTCATTTGTGTACGATACAGGTGCTCTTTAATGTAGAGGTTATGCCCAGCAGTATAAACTGATACTAAAGTTGTAGGGTCATTTGTATATCCAAAGTCCATGCCATAAGCTATAAGGCTAGCCTCAACTGGTATTTCTGTAATCTCTGTATATGTAAATATAGTGCTTCTGCTGGCTGTTCTTTCTCCTAAGCCGTACACCTGCCAATATTGTTCGTCTGTATCTCTAAGCCTCTCTATCTCTGCAACAATGCTAGCATCTACAAAAGGGTTGTCTAGGTATGTAGTTTTAAAAAAAGCGCAGTCCTCTCTTGGCAATACCTTATCGTATATCCAATGGTATTCATCAGAGGGGTTAAAATCTAGTACTATCTTATCCTGTGTTCTAAACAACAGCTGCTGCCAATCCTCAAAGTACAATTCGTTGGCCTCGTTAATAAACAGTAAATCCCTTTTACGCCCTCTAATCTTTTGCGGCTGGTCTAAGGATATAAACTCTACTAAGTTGCCAAATAGGTTGTATTCTGAGTTACTGCGATTATGGTAGTTTTCGCTATACATCTTATGCTCTTTTAATATACCCATAAAATCCCTTAGCACAGTAGCACGTAAGCTGGGAAAGGTTTTGCGGCAAATAGTAATTATCTTGCCAGTATTATTAGTGCAGTACTCAAATATAATCCATAGTATGATATTATAGGTTTTGCCGGAACGTGTACCGCCCTGCTCTACCAGTATCTTTTTATGGTTATCTAGTAAATGCTCATATACTACGTTAGTCTTTATCTTTAGTTCTTCCAATTATTTCTATTTGAAAATTAGTAGGCATGCCCTCAGCTCCAGTTATTTCTTGTCTCTCTACATAGCCCCTTTGCTTACCTTTTGTCTTTAAGTAAAATATAGTGGCTGCTGTTGAGTTGGCTGATATTTGCTTATGCAGCTGGCTCTCTGCAAAGTCTAGGGCCACGTTTTCTATTTCCTTTACATCCTTAGCAAATCCCTCATCCTCTTTAAGCCACTTGTAATATGTGCTTCTAGGTGTTTCTGATTTCCTGCATGCTACTGTAACAACCCCTAAGCTTTTCTCTAAGGCTTTTAATAGCGTTTCCTTTTTTATGTGTCTACTTTTGTCCATTATATTAGTATTAGTATTGTAATTATTAGTCCGGCAAAAGCTATAGCTGTAACTTGCATACTAGATGTGTATTGCTCATCACTACGCCCTTGCCTTGACCTGTACTGTCTGTGCTTTTTATTTTTCATAGTTTTTTATAAATTTATTAAACGGTTCTATTACGCAGCTGGATAGCTCAATATAGGTTTCGTTATGCTCCGGAAAAGTATGTATAGCAAAATGGCTTTCACTTAACAAAAATAAAGCTGTGTAACCATAAGGTTCAAAATGCTTTTCGCTTAACTCTAATACCTCAAAACCACTAGCGGCTAATAACGTGCCAAAATATTCCTTTAATGCCTTAGGCTCTGTTTCCTTTATCCATACTGAAAAGTTAAATATCTGCGCTTTCATCAATTATAATATTTTTAAAGTCTAGTTTTTTATATATTTTTTTAATCTCTTTTGGGTTGCCCTTATAAAACACTAATACGTTTTGGTGGCATTTACCTACTTTTCTATTGTGCATGTACCGGCCCACTCTTTGTGGCAGCGTTCCTATGCTCTCAGCTATTATCATTTCGTTATATAGCTTAGCCCCATTCCTAATAAATATGTTTTTAACATCATCAGCAAAGCCATAGTAAAAGCCCTGCTTATCTCTTATATCCCCTACTACTATTACAGCAAACCTATTATCTTTTAAGCATTTTAAAGCTCCAGTAAATGCGTTGTCTAGTATTTGTAAAAAGTCTTTATAATCTTTTTGGTTACTCGCATCGTTTTTTAAGTCAGAATAAACCTCTAAGTCAAAATAAGGGGGGCAACTAAACAGTAAGTCTTGGCTATCCTCTTTTATGTGCTTTAACACGTTTTGGCCATCATCACAAATGTATTTACTTTTGCTGCCTTTAAGCCTTTGATTGTTTAAGTCTGTTTGCTCCTGCCTTAGCTCAATACCAGTAAACGTATTGCCTAGCGCATCGCTTATATATCCAAACACACTATCCCCAGCAAAGCAATCAAATGTATTACAGTTATCTAAGCCAAACCATTTATTAGCTATCTCTGCGAGTACAGGGTCCAGTAAGCTTACGCCATTATTAGTAGCAGCCATTATATTAGTATCGCCTTTAGCGAGTGCACCCTCTCTGCTTTCACCCTCATCTCCTATTAAGTTTCTCCAGTATTTTTTACGCTCCTGCCAGTAACCTTTTTTAGTATCTAGTACGCTAAACGGTGGCACTACAAATGTGTCCTGTAATTTGTTATGCTCTTCTTTTGGCTCTTCTTCAAATGGAAAACCATCTAAGCCCCACTCTTCCAGCTCGTTAATATCCCAGTCGTTAGCCAGTACATCCCAATCCCATTCGCCAAAGCCTACATTATCTTTAACTATAAATTCCTCTATTTGCTTATCGGTTAATTTATCTGCTTTAATTATATACACCTCTTTAAGGCCGGCTTCCTTACATGCTCTGTAGCGCATATTACCACCTAGTATTTCCATATCCTTACTTACTACTATGGGCCTAAGCTCAAGCATTTCAGGGAAATCTTGTATGCTATTTACTAGCTTTTTAAATTTGCCCTCTTTTATTGTTCTAGGATTACTAGAGTTTGGGAACACTTTATTTATCGCAACTTTTTCTATCATAGTTATATAACGTATTAATTAGATTTATTTTGCCACTCAAGGGCTTTAACAATTATTTTAAGTTTATCTCTAAACTCATAAAATTTATTGTCCGGTACGTTTAGCACCATTCTTACTAAAGGGTTTTGCATTGTTTTTTGCAGCTTTAAGTAATTAGCCTCTAAACTATTGTATTTATTTTCTAAGTAGTTAACCTTATCTATCTCATCGTATGGAATACGGCTCTTAAATACAAAGGTGTTTTCAAACTCGTTAAGGTCTTTGTTATCTCTTTTGTAAATAGGGTACATTTTTACTAGGTGCATAGCTGATGCGTGGTCCATATTTTTCCCCTGAGACCTAAAAAACGCTGCAATATCTTTCCAGCGCATGTTAAGCTTTTCTCTTAGCAGGTAGCATACTAAGGCCCTATGCTCTACATAAGGCCGTTTACGTGTGTTACTATGTATGTTAAGCCCTGATAGTTTTATTATCTTATTTGCTATATCTAAAGGTGTTAAGTATTTTATTTCGTTTTCTTCCATTATTCGGTTTATTTAAAATAATTCTGTTTGTTGTTTATTTTCATAAATTCTTTTATTAGCTACATCTATATAATCTTTATTTATTTCAAAACCTATATAATTTCTTTTCATTTCTACACATGCAACGGCAGTTGTACCACTACCCATAAAAGGGTCAAGAACTAAATCATTTTCTTTTGTAAAATGTTCTAAACATAATTTAGGTAAAGTTAATGGAAAAACTGCGCTATGATTTCTGCCACCTTTATCTACTGGAAACTTCCATACATTATGTGTGTATTTTTCTGTATAATATTTTCCTATAGGATGCTTACTTAAAACAAAAATATATTCTATTGCATTTGTTAATCTTTTATTCATAGGTATAGGATTATTTTTATGCCATATAATAATGTCATTTATAAAATAGCCATGTTTGTTTCTTAATCTATTAACTATATCAAAAGGTCTCATCACTCCAGTTTCTCCA